TTTTAACAATGTATCATGCCCAACAATCTTAGCACCCTCATATAAACACTCTATAGATCTATTTACTTTTTGAAATCTTGATCTTGAATCTGCTGGCGGATTAAACTTATCATCTTTCTTTATAGCCTTATCTCCACCACTAATTGTTTCTTTTACTTTATATACTTGGTTCTCATATGTTTTGTATTCGAAATACAATATATATACATAATTTTTATCAGTAGCGTTTGTTCTATTATATAATAAAGAACTATCGCCTTTTCCTTCAATCTCTTCTATATCCTCGTCCGTTAGCTCTGGAAATTGTTTTTTTAATTCCACAATACTTACTCTTCTCACTTCACCTACATAATAAAGATCTTCAAAATATGGAGAATCTGTATAAGAATAAACAATATCAGATGGATCTACATAATCTAATTTAATACCTTCAGCTGTATTAAAACTATTTTTAACACAACCTATACCAAGCACGGCAATATCGTAATCTAATCTTTTCTTTAATAAATCGTATTTATTTAAATCAAATACATTTGTTATTGCTTCCTCTTGAGCAATCTCTACCGCTTGCTTGTAGTCTAGTTGCATGTGTAGTGATAACTCTTCCTCACTTTCTGGTATTTTAGATTTATCATTTTTAAACGTGTCTAAGCCTGTAGATTGTTGTACTTGTGTTTTAAAATCTTTCAAACGCATGTCTTCAACTAATCCTTGAACATATTTTGTTCTAGCGGCAGTAGCAACATTATCTATTGAATATGCTTTTAAATCGTAAGCTCTTTCTGCAATACCGTTTACAACTATATCCACAAACTTTGGAATAATAGGTACTGGCTTCCAATCTAAATTCAAATAAGATAAATCACCGTTAATAGATAACTCATCTTTATATTTTTTAATGCTTTGCTCTCCTCTAGCGTATAACCTTAAATTATGAAAGTTATCTCTATTAGAAAAGAAGCGGGATCCTCCTGAATCTTTTTTGAACCATTCTGACTCTACAGCTTTAGCAATTTCAAGTCCGTACTTTGTACTTCTTTTTTCTGCATCGCTTACTGCTTGACTCGGAAAAATACCTCTTGGTGATACTCTTGCCATCTATTGTATTATTTTTGAAAAATTTCCATTATTGTTATATTTAGATAAACTAAAATTAACGTTACTTTTTAATTCTCTTGTTTGAGTAGGAGCGTATAAATGTTTATTACACGCCATGATTGCTAGCCCCGAACTAATTGCCGCATCAAACTTTGTTCTTTTGTTTATATCAAACTTAGCCCAATCATTCAATGTTTCTGAAAAATATAAATCACCGTAACTTCCATCTTCTTTCTCACCTACGTAACTGTTTATATAACTTTCAATTGCTGATGCATGAGCTTGTCTAATATCTTCACTTGAATTCGGTATACCACCTATTTCTTTTTCAGTAACCGATAATTTATTCCATTTCTTATCAGGTCTATTCATAGAATATCCCCTGTATCCTCTTCTTTTTAAATAATATAGTAATCTAGGTTTATTATTCTCCGCAAGTATTGGCATACTATAAAAATGTAATGCCATTAATATATCTTCAAAAAACATTTCCGCTGTTTGCGGCCTAGCTATATATTCAAGAAAAAACATATTAGCAGGAATTTCTTCCATACTAAATTTCGTGAGACCGTGTAATGCGCCCTTAGATCCTTGACCATCGGTAGTCCCGGATATATCGTAGCTATCGCAGCCAAATGCACCGCTATGTTCATTTCCAGGATATTTAACTCCATTTTTTAGTATTACTTTATTTTGTAAATGTACGGGCGGAACCCAGCTAACATTAAATCTTCCACTAAGGTTTGGTATAAACTCTACCTTTGTGTCTTTTACGCCGTTCTGCCATTGAAAGCTTCCTCGCGTTACCAAAGCACTATACTTTGCTTCTTCATTAAAATCAACTTGCTCATATATTTTAGCCAAGTTGAATATGCTATTTTTTGTTTCATCTCTAAAAGCGTGCTCCTCTGTTCGAGGAAACTGCCTATAAAATTCATTTAAACCGTCTTGATCTCCTTTTAAACCATCTACTTCATTCTCCCAATGTTCAATAACCCCGACGTCGATACTATCTCCATTGTTGTCTTTGACAGGCTTTTCCGGTGTGTTAAAGACAGGTATTCCATGAGAATCGATGAATCCTTCGAAATTCCATTCCATAGGTATGAACAAAGAATATAATCCCGAGCGAGTCTGTCCATTTTTATTCCGTTTCGTAACATCTGAATTATTATATAATTTTTTAAAATTCTCACCTCCTTTGTCAAGAGAATTACTCGTTGACCCCATCATACATTTACCTATTATTCTCGAACCGAGCCTGAGGGTGGTTTTTGTGACGCGCCAGTTATTGAGGATGTTTTCCGGACGCTCCCATTTTCCAGCTTCATCATGGACGAGAAGTGTGAGCTTCTCTCCATCATAGGAATTATCTCCGGTATTTTTCCAATCAATGGTGGTGTCCAATCCGGCAATTTCTTGATGTCTATCCTTCGACTCGAATCTTTTACGTGTAAATTTCGAAGCGGGTACTCTGTACGCAAGTTCTGTCTTGGGGCGATCCATACCGTCCTGGATGGGTCTGAAAAAGAATGGATAATTGATCGATATTGGTACCACTTTATCAGTGAACATTTTCTTCGCATCGGCTCCAGATTTGGACAGTATTCCGTACCGTGCATCGGAAGATATGGTAGCCAAGTTAACTGTCTCCGAGGATGCCATAAACGAAAAACCTGAACGTCTATTCTTGAGATAGCACATTCCGTAACACCTTCTATCTGCTTTACACGCTTCCCAATAAATAAAGAATAATCTATTGGCTTCTCGAAAGTCTGGTCTCCCAACATCAATCTTGGTCCACTGCAAGTACATATAGTGAGTGCCAGTAATATAAGTGGGAACCCCTTTGCTTTTGAACCAATACCCTTCATCTCGTTTAGTAAATTCTTTATCAATATATGCATGCCATCTTTGTTTAAATTCGTCAGGATAATCCTTCCAATCAAATATACTCTTGATTGCTTTAAGCTCCTTAGGATACTCGTGTGGAGTCCACTTGTCATTGTGAGTATCAACTTCTTTAGATTTTGGCAACGCAATTTTTAAATTCTGTATGCTATACACTTCCCCTATCTGACCCGTCTTTGATATAACAATAACATCATGTTCTTCATTATATCCGTATTCCCATTTCTTCGATCTGTTTAATCTCTGTATGGTGGTAGCTTTAATAGGTTCTATAACCTTATATAAACTTTGTTTGTACATTACTTAGATCTCCTTTCTGCAAAACCTTTAAAAGTATTATCTACTTCTTCTTTAGGTTTGTTTTCCAGCATTCCCTTCTCTTCTTCTATTCTATTTAATATCTCAAATGCATCGAATATTGCGAGCTTTTTAGTGGCTGCAGCGTTCTTGAGTCTATCGGCTGAGATGTCATCATCAGTTTCAACAATAGGTTCTTTAGCAACTTTAATAAGTTCTTTAACTGCTTCATGTCCAGCTAGGATTATATTCTGTTTCGTTTCCTTGACGTTCATATTTAATAGATATTGAATTAGTTAATACTCTGTACATTCTTTCGTCGTCTACAATAAATTCGTATTCGCTACTAGGTGTAAACCCAACTAAATCTTCTTTCTCTATTAAACCGCTAATGTCGTTATCAACGTGCTTTATAATGCCCCTTAGGGCTTGTTCTTTCTCGTTATTTAATATATCAGTAGATTTGATTGGCTTAACAAAACAGAAGCCTTTAGGTGCGTTCCATTTGTTATCTCTTTTGTATAAGTATATTTGATCTGCTTTTACAAAATACAAGTCATCTTTATAATGACTGCGACTGTTTTTTTCAATACCATGTTGATTATACCATCTTCTAAATACATTATGGTTAACAACAACCTCGTCACCAATTTGTATTTCAGCGTCTTCGGATTTGGGTACGTTTAAAACAATTCCAGTACGACTAACATATCGATGATCAGAGATTTCAGTATTAACTAAAAGCTCTTGACCATCTATATATTTTTTATTATCGTATCTTTCGTTTTTTGGTTTTATAATAAAATCAAATAAACTTTGCATTAATATTCTAAATTGTATTCCACGGCTATTGCCATGTTTTTATTAAAATCTTTCCACGGTAATACTTCGTTCTTTTTTTTAATATAAATAGAAAACTTATCGTCGCCTTCTACTATGTCACATATTGTATGGCCACCATATACTTCTTGGCCTACCGCATAATGCATAGCGTCGTTCTTATAGTCTCTACCTATACTTATTTTACGAACTAGGCTCATCTTCTTCTTTGATTGGCTCGTACGATCCGTCTTCAATATTAATTTGTATTTTACCGTACGTCTCTTCTAGCTTAGCCTGCAACTTGTTCAAATCTTGTTGAACTTCTGCTGCGGCGTGGTTAAG